GTAGAACCTGTGCTATAGGAAATATCTGCATTCAAACCGACATCAGTTTGAGCTGGAGAACCTGCACTTTGAATCTCAAATACAGCGTGGGGGTCATCATGTACGAATGCAACAATATCAGACGAAACTGTGCCATCGGGGTAATGTGAGCTAAAAATTACTTCTCCTGAAGAATTAGTAAACTTACAGCCTCTAAACACACCTAATGCTTCATCACCAGCTGCAGCTACTAAAATAGTACCAGCATTGGTCATTTTAACTAGGTCGCCTGAAAAAATGTTCCCTGATGCACCTGAAGCTATTTCATATTCAGTAGTACCATTAGAGGTAGGCCCTGAACCTAAAGCACCAACAAGTCTTGCACCAAATGGGGCATTCTTATTTGCCATAATAAATCACCTATTATATTTAAAATTTATATTTGGAGATCAACTACGTTGACCACCGCCAAAAGTTACTTTGCTACTTCTCTCAGGATTTAAAATCGGAGAGTTAGGATCAGATTCCCTGAGTAAGTCATTATCTACCGCATCTTGCTGTGTAGATGCACGTTGCTGAAAGTAGGAGTTTCTTTCTTCACGCGTCTCATTAGGAATTTTTGCCAGTAACAAACCACCAACGGATATAACTCCTGCATGTTTGCCGTCATCTATCGTAGGAAGTTCAAAATCAGGTAACTCCTCGGCACGCACAAGGTCGAAACCTTCACGCATTCTTGCAGTTACATTTTTTCTATCTTCCGCGCCTACGAGTTCAGCACGTATCCACCTGTAGGTATAACCTTCAGGTGCAGGAGGAGTTTCCAACATTGATGGTGGGCTCCAAGGTTTGCGAGCTTCTTGTTTAGCTCGAGTGTCGGCAGAACGCGATGTTCTGTTTTTTGAATCAGTATTATCTGTCATATTAGTTACCTTTTAACATATTTTGCGTACTCTTTCAAAGGTACGTTTAATTTTTTTGCCATAGCAACCTCACTTGGTGACAGTTTTACCTGTCTTTTACCACTGGCTTGACCAGCTGTGCGGTTTGCTGAAGCAACCTTTTGTTGGGGTTTTGCTGTAGTAGTCCCCCCAAATTTTTCAGGATGGACTTCGCGGATTCTTTTATCTACTTCTTTAAAGTAAGCACTAGAACCCTCTACATAACCCTCTTGAATTAAATCTTTGTCTATTGCTTGGGCGCTAGTGCGCATCTCTGAATCATTTAAAAACCAAGGATTGTCATCTAACCACTGTTGGGTATCAGGATGAATAGCAGGCATTTCCACTTCTGTTTGTGGTTGTTCTGCGGCTACCTGTTTTTGGTACTCCACCCTTTGTTTGCCCTCTTGCACTTGGATTTCTCGAGCAGCAATCTGTGCTAAGACATCATTAGCTTCGGCAACTTTTTCATGATCTGCATTTTGTGTAGCTTCTTTGAGTGCTGCCAAAGTTTGTGCTTTTTGTGACTTCAACCTATTTTCTGTTTCAGTAAAGTTAGATTCTTGTAAGGTTACTGCTTGACTTTGCAAAGCTATATTTTGTTTTTGTAAGTCTTGTGCATATCTTGCTGCACTCTCTTGACCTCTTTCTGCCTCACGCAGTTTACGCGTAAGGGTATTTATTCTTTTTTGTACCTTTTCAGAATAATTAGTTAATTCATCTTCATCAGTTGTTTCTACCTCTGCAACCTCGGCAACCTCCTCTACTGGTGGTTCCTCGGCAACAACAGGTTCTGTAGTCGATTCGGTACTAGCCTCTGCAGGACTATCTAGTTCAACAATCTCACCCTCGACTTCAGGAGTTTCGACTGTGTTTTCTTGTTGTAGTGCTTCTTCCATTGTGCTCCTTATACTGCAAGAATGTCATCGGGGTCTAAAATAGTGGCAATCACCTCATCATCGTTGATAATTCTACACTCAGAATCATCACCCAAACGGAATCTTGCCCCAGCATATCTACCGATTAACACCCATTGTTTTTCCTGACACCAAGGTTTATCAAACTTACTGCTGTCCTTGTAACAGTCAGGCCCCATTTTGACCACATAACCGACTACTGTTGCTAATCTTTCACGATCAACAGTTGCTTGCACTAATTGAATACCACCATCTGATACCCCTTTACCGGCATAAGGCAGTATTAACATGCGCCAACCAGTAGGTTGTGGCATGCGATCTAAAATTGATTGTTCTAATAAAGTTGGATCCAACACCCTTGCGCCTTGATCAACATAACTTGTTTCTAAGATTGGTGCTGTAGTTGTCTCTTCTTCTTGTGGTTTTACTTTTGCAGCTTTTTCTGCTTCGATTGATTGTGCTACGTGTTCAGGTACGTGTATCTTGCTCATCTTGTATTACTTGCCCCAGCAGTTCTCTATATATATTTTCTGCATCGGTCAGAGAACTGTAACGACCGCGCAGAAACTCATATTGGGCAAAGTCTTTACACCCTGCCAACATGGTGTCCTTCACATCCTCTCGGCGTAATTCTATTTCTTTAAGAAATTTGTTACCTAACCAAGCTTCGGACACTAATAAACACCGGAAAACTTACCACCATATTCAGCAGCACCCATACCTCTGGCTTTACCTTTGCCCATACCAGGTTTTGGTGTGGTGTTGGTATCAAAAGTACCTGCGTTGCTTTTTAGGGGGACGTTTCCTTTGTTGCTATAACCGTTTTTATTGGTTAGCACCTTTGGTGTTTTTTGTTGATTAATTTCTGTTCGTTTAACCATGAGCAATATTATGGACAGTAAATTTTAGTTTTGCAACATTTATTGTCGATTTTGTAAATCTATTGCTTTCATGAGCCTTTGTTGTTCAAGTCTAGCTCTAGCAGTATCATCGCGCATTTCTGCTATTTCTTCAGTCAAACCTATTCTCTCACGATCAATCTGTGCACGGCGTGCTGAGTCTTGGGCTTTTCTATTTTCACTAGCAACAAACTGTTGTTGTTCAATAGCAAGTTCCTGACCTTTCAAGGCAAGTTCTTGCTTACGAATACTTACCAGTGGATCTTCATCTTGCGGGGCACTTATTCTTTGGGTGTAATCAGCAACTAACTCGGCTAATATCGGACTAGCAAACTGTGCAATCAAAGCATTTAATTGGTCGCGCACAGGTGGTTGCTGTGCTGGTGACAACTGTTCTAATTGCTGTTCGAGTTGTTGCACTTGTGCTTGCACCTCAGGAGGCATCTGCTGTTGCCCTAAAATATCTGCTTTCATTTGTAGATGTTCCATAATGTGCGAATGTATTAGTGCCTGTATCGCAGCGTTCATTTGAACGGGCGGAGTATTGAGCAACGACATGTGAGTAGCTATATGGGCATCATGGTTTTGACGGGGAAAGGCCCGAGCTACATTACCCAGCAATAGTTGATTATTCTCAAACCCCGCCTCGACTGGTTGTGGTTCTGTATCCGGTGGCGGTGTTAGAATTTGGTCGATATTATCAACCCCAATAGCAGCATACATGCGTTTGTATGATTCGTAAATACCTCCTGGCCCATGCACCTCAGGATTAGTTTGCACGAGTTGCATCATTTCTTGTGCCATCGCAATCCTTTGGGCTTGACTGAATATATCAGGATTGGAAATAGGGAAAATGTCAATCCTGTCATCAAAATCACTTAACTTTACAGTATTGTCAGCATTTGCAATCTGATAGGGATATTCAGGGGGTAAATACTCTTGAAACACTTGAGCTAAGATTTGAAACTCTTTGCGCTGTGAATTATGTAATCTTTTATGAATTGCCGACAGCACCTTAGTTGAGCGCTCTAGTAGTGCTAAGGTTGTACCTACAGGGGCATTTGGGTTGCCTTGACCTACATTAATTTCGGCAATCGAAGCAAACCTTTGGCCTGAACTTACTAAAATATTTAATAAACTTAACAAAGTACCACTTGGTTCTTTGAAGGGTAACGGTTGAATGGATTCACGCAAAGAACCGCCAGGGGCATCGACATCACGAAACTCACCTGGTTGAATGGGGGTATCTTCATCTCTAATACGAATGCCGCGAGTTTTAAAACCTGCAGGCAAATTGGCTAACGTACCTGCATCTATCAGTTGGCGTAAGATCGAAGTAGAGGCTTTAGATAGACCCCCAATCATGTGGGTTAGACCAAAACCATAAAAACCTAACCCTGGTAAAAACTTATAATGCACAAAGTATTCAATCTTATTACGCAAAGGATCGTTCTCGGCATAGTTGCGATAAATACTTAAAACACTATTGGAAGCCGCGTCTAAAGTGACAATATAAGGCAACTTAACCCCAGTCATGGTGCCTTCGGCATCGACATCTTCAAACCCGGCTATATCTAAATTACAATGGACTTCATACAACACTGCGACTTCTCCAGTATCGTAACCTGGTTGCAGTCCTGCTAACTCATCAATCTCTTCTTTAACTTGCCCATAAGCACTAGTGTCATCACCATAGGTCAAATCTATTTTGCGATAAAACCCTACTGCTTGCTGTTTGGCAATCTCATTTTCAGGCATTTTAACCACATTAGTGATGCGCGGACAGGATTCTAAATCGGTGGTGTAGTAAGGCACAATTAAATCTTCAGGGGCAATAAACTTGGCAACAGCACGATCTAAAGTACCATCGTAATAAATCTTTTTAAAAGCAGAACCGGCTAAGGGTAGGTAAAACAATAACTGATCAAGTTCCTCATCGTATTCTTCCATTACATGAGTAATTTGATAATTCATAAAATCAGCAACGCGTTGTGCTTGTTCTTCGACAGGTGCATCATAAGCACCAATAACTTGGGTTTTTACAGGGCCGTTGGCAGGCAAGAGTTCTTTATAAGCTTGGGCTTGGAAACTGGTAACTGCTTCTCCCAACAAGGGGTGGATAACCCCTGATGCCCCCTCAAAGGGTTCGGAACGATCGGCATCAAACTTCATGCCTAAATACTTCAGACCATCAATATAGGTTTTTTCCCAATCTTCTCTAGAGGCTTTGTCTTTGTTAATACCGTCGCGCAAAGAGTTAGCAATCTGACTGAGTTCTCCCTCATCAAGAAACTCGGCAAGGTTACTGCCAAACTCCACCCCCATAGGTTCAGGGTCAGGTGCCAACACCGCACTGCCATCAGGTTGGATTTCAAAATCATCTTCGGCAGCCTCATCTAAGACTTCCAAAGCCACAGTCATATCCTCAGTACCTTCAAGTTGCTGTTTCGGTTCTTGTGGTGCGGTATCTTGTTTTTCTATTGCCATTCT